TCAGCAGCAATTCCGCTTGAGAGAGAATTTTTTGAGGAGGCTGTTCGGTCCTTTAAAGGAGTCCGTATTAAGGAGACCGCTCCATTTCCAGATACCATTTTGGGTCGCCCAATCCAGTTGTCCAATGTGGTGCACGAGAAGAATCCTGTGCATTACATAGAAAGTGGGGACACCAATTTGCGGGTGTTTGGCCAACACGATCAACCATTGAGTAAATTCAGATCAGATGTGATTGTATCACCGATGGCTGAACATGTTGTTGAGCTCTTTGACGTGGAGGTGGAACATGGGGCTCCTAAAAAGGAAGCTGCAAGACCTTCGTTCCGTAGGTTTATGGTTAATGGTTCGGAGTTCGACGAAACCAAACTCGTCAATCCTTCCTTTGTTGCGGCGGCTCTTGAGGATGCAAAAGCCTCCATTGATGATGAGTTTTTCAACATCATTAGAGAACATGTTCATCCACTATGCTATAGAGATGCACTGAATGGTGTCCCAATGACAAAAGGGTTTGAACCTGTTAACCCCAAAACTTCAATGGGTTTTCCATTGAATAGACCTAAATTTAAATTCTTTGAGCAGAGTCCTCTTGCAAAAGAGTTGGGGTTGCAAACGGTTCGCTTTGTTGAAAAACAAATGGTTGATGGAAAAGAAACTTACGTGTACGATTTGCGCTTTGATGAAGAGTTGGTTGATGTGGAAACCGCCGTTGAACAATTATTCACGGATGCTTTGGAAGATCGGCGATCTAATGTCGTGTTCCGGTGTAATTTAAAAGATGAAGCCGTGACGTTTAAAAAGATCGAAGAGAAGAAGATACGAGTATTTTCTGGGGCTCCAGTGCATTTTGTGATTGCCTCGAGGATGCTCAATTTGGCCAATCAGCAGCTGCAGAAAATGTTTCCAGAGGTGTTTGAATGTGCGGTCGGTGCCAATGCGGTTGGACGAGACTGGGGCCATATCTACAAGTTCATAACCCAATTTGGGGAGGAATATTGTGGAGATGGTGACTACTCGGCATTCGATCAAACAATCGACCCTCAATTCGCAAAGGCGGACATGGATTTCCGCCGTTGGTTTTTAGAGAAGTGTGGATTCGGTGACGAGTTGCTGTCCATTTTTGATGGTATAGCGACAGAGACCATGTTTCCTCTTTTTGAACTTGATGGATTGATCTTTTCAGCTTTCCGATTGAGTGCCTCTGGTACACCGGACACTGTGGAGAGGAATTCCGGGCAAAACCGGTTGATCGTGCGGTATTGTTACTACAGTGCGAACCGAACATCTGAGATGGGGAGAATTCCCCTATTTAAAGACGTTTGTGCTGTGATTACATACGGCGATGATATTGTTTTGAATTTCAATGTACCGAAACTTGACGAGCTTGGGCTCCATTTTGGTTTGGACATCTTGTCCCATGAGCTCGATGCTATTGGAATGAAGTTCACAAATGCCCAAAAAAAACTTTTCACACCCAGCGGTATATGCACGTGGATGAAGTTTCCTTTCTGAAGCGCAAATTCTTTCTACATCCCCAATTAGGTGAGCGTGTCGGGTGTTTGGAGATGAAGTCG